AGCAATACTAAAGAAAGCGAGTGAGAAATGATTATTAAGTCTGAATTCTGGTACATCCTACAAAAACATATTGCTTTGAGAAAGGGTACAAAATGAAACGAATCGTCTTTTACTGTGGGGTCAATGTTGAAACTGGTGACGCTTATGTTCGCAATGCACCAGAGTATCTGGCCATGACCAATGAGGAACGGTTTACTGCTTTATCCTCAATAGTGACCGAACTGTGCCAGGAATTGAGGTTTGTATACGGTCAAATCAATAACCAAGAAACTTCATCAAAGGATCAAGATTTTCTTCGGTAAATCTTTCTCCATGGTGTTTCATCTGCATGGACCGCGCAATGTTGGCCTCAGTTTTACCAGCTGCGCGCATACCTTTAAAGGTTTTTGGAAACAGTAATTCCGCTGGCGCGCCCACAATTTCTCCGCTTTTTGCCTGTAATCCACCAAAATATTGGCCAGGTATACCCATTGAATAAGACCCGTGTTGATATTCCGGGACCATTGGGCCAACGCCTGGCTGCGCAATAAACATTGACCGTCCAGCCTCTCCCTGAGTTAACCTTGGATCGCTCATAACTTTGGCGGTATCTTCCCAGCGCGGAAATCCTTGATCGCGGAACTTGGCTTTACTCATAGACTCAACAATAGCTTTACGCAGCTGCCCGTCTTTAGAAATGATTTCGTAAATATTGGGTGAGTCTACCCCAGCAAAATCTTTAAATGGATACCTACGCTCTCCGGTTTCTGGGTCTTTTACCCATGTGTTACGGACATCCTCGCGAAACTCTTTATAAGCCTGTTTGGTAATTGGTAGATTTGGCAGCTGGCCAATCATGCCTTCGGCCATATGATGGCTAAAGTTAATACCCTGTGGACTCATGCCCACAAATACACCTAGCGCGTCTTCGCCTTTGTCGGCAAACATCCGCAAGTTTTCGGTTTTACTTGATGCTGCAGCCGGCTCAGATGCCCAAGCCACGCCCTGTTTTACATTGGGCTCAATTAGCATATAGTCTTTACCGCCCTGGCGTAAAACTTCTTTCTGCAAAGGTATGCCGGCAACTTGTTTTACTGTGCCGCCAGTTGCTGACAAATCGCCCATAACTGGAACAATTACTTTGTTTACTAATGACTCTGGATTGATTCCGATTTCTTGAATTTTGACCAATCCTGGTGTGTCCACAACAACATCTTTACCAGCAAGTCGCATTTCTTCACGCTGCCGGACCGCACGATTAGCTAATGATTTTTCAAAACGGGTTACTGCCGACTTTTCTGCTGCGGTCAGGTCACCGCGCCCAGGGTAAAGTAACTCCCTGATCGGTATGCCGCCAACATTTGCTCCGCGTTTAAATGCGCCCATGGCAGCTGCTGGCGCTGACCCGCTGGCAGCGAATCCACCCCCAGCAACATTGGTTGCGACATTAATTGCCTCTTGCGGGGTAATTTCTTCGCCTTCCAAGGCCCTACGAGGGGTCTCTATAGCTTTAACGATGTCTACTAGGAACTGGGGCGCAATCCAATCCTTGTAATTGATTCCAGGGCCTAATACTGAGCCGCGCCCCTCAGATGGCAAACTGCCCCGCGGACGGGGCAAAATCGAGAGCCGCTCTACATTGGGATCGAATATATCTGACAACCTGGCCATTATTTTTTCTTCTTTTTAGCTTTTGCCTCGCGCTGGACTGAGTACGCAATCGCTACTGCCTGCTTGGGTTTTTTGCCCGCAGAAATTTCAGTTTTAATATTTTTCTGTAGGGCTGCTTTGCCAATATCTTTAATGAGAGGCATGATTATTTCTTTTTCGCAGTTTTGGCCGATTCTTTAAAGGCTTTGGCAGTTGGCGCGCCCTTAGTGCCTGGCGTTCTCATCTTTTCTGGGGTCTTGCCGGCAGCCTTTTGGCGCTCGATCCGCTCCCGTTTAGCATGAATATTGGCATAGAGTCCAGGTTTAGTAGCCATGATTAACAGTTCCAGTTTTTAAGTGATGCTGCCTTACGAGTAGGCCTGCCCTTTTCGTCTTTCATGGGGCCAGGCATACCGCTCATCCGCGCGCAAAAAGACTTTTTACGGCCTTCGTCAGCTTTAGTTTTAGGGTTTGGAGCAGGCGCTTTAAGGTTTGAATTATTTTTTGCATTGTATGCCGCCCTTCCTTTAGCGGTCATGCCCGCGCCCTTTTCGGTTGAGTTGTAATTTTTACCCTTACCGGTGGTGGTGCGAGCAATTGGTTTGTTAGTGGTTTTTGGCATGGTCTTCCTCGATGAAACAAACATCTTTCCAAGACATCACAAGCAATTCTTCCCCGTCAATCTCTACGCGGGGATAGGACAAATAGTCTTCCGCACCACCAAATCGGATGCGCTGGCCTATTTCTATAGGATTGGGAATTAACCGGCCCTTTTTGTCAATTTCGCCAGGCCCTACGGCCAAAACCTCCCCAATATTGGGAAGTTCGTCCATAACCACATGGATAAGCTGGCTTTTAACTCGCTCAATCGGTCTTACAACAATTCGATCACGCAATGGTCTTAGCATTTTTCCTAACCTTTTTGGGTGCTGGAGTGGCTGCCAACTCCTCACAAATTGGCTGCGGTGGCACCACGACTTGATGCTCGCCGCACCACATACCAGCCTGTTTGGTTACTGACTCAGGATAGCGCCGGCAATGGCCAAACTGCGTACCCTGAAAGAATCTGCAGTTTCCGCAGTTCACTTCTGGTAGATTTCGCCAGAATTGTTAGTACCCATCTTGGTATCGCGGCCCTTCATGGTCATTTTCTCGCCCATAGGCTTGTTTTTTCCTTCTTGCATAACGGCGTTTTTGGTCTTTTCTTTACGGCCAGCTTTGTCGTTGCAATGCATTGGGACATTAAATGTATTAGGCATTTTGGTTTCCTTTTAAGAAAGTTGTTGCAGTTTGTATAAAGTCGAATCGATTAAATCAAGAATCTCATCGATAGTATTCTGTAATTCAGAGTCTTTTGGCAAGTGTTTTCTGTTTTCATCAACATACTTTTGTAACGCTTTAAAGTAGCGTATTGGGTCTTTTTCAATCTCGAATTCTTCTTCAAATTCCTCAAGCGGCCCATACCGTCCGATATACGATTCTACCAACCGGTCTACCAAGTCTGGAATGGCCTCATAGTATTTGCCTAAAGCCTTGTGATTGGCATAACTTCTGGTCTGCCAATGCTGCAGATGCGCACAAGTCGCAGAGTTTAGTAACGCCAGAGCGAATGCTTCGATGTCTTTCATAGTTCCTTCAAACAATACATATTGATGACCTTCGGCCCTGTCATTTTATCTGCCTTTGCGCCTTTTGTCGCAACAATTTTATCTTGCTGGTGCAACAATTTCCATAAAACTGCTTTGATGGAATGTGGTTTAGCAGACAACTCTGTAACAATTTGAGATTGTGTCAGATTTGGCTTTTGCTCAAGCAACAGCAAAACATCACGGGCCAGTTTTGGACGGCGTTTTAGTTTTTTCATAATAAACAGTTCCCTATAAAACCTTTACTTTTACCATACCGCCTTTTTGCTGGCTAAATTTGTAGGTGCAATTAATTCGTTTGTCGTTAATGTTCCAGGCATCAGCAAGACCATCCTGGCCAGCTTTAAACGCTGCAATCATATTGTCTTGATCCCTGGGCCGGTTATCTGGCGCGTAAAACTCAACTTCTAAAAAGATGGGGCCTTCTTCTGGAATCGGCAGCGGGTGCTGCAGCGCCAGGATGCGGACCGCAAACCGGTATTTTTTCTTGGCAGCTGCCTGCGGAGCCCAATGCCCACGGTAATTAGGGCTCAGTTCTTTTGGCGGCCAAGGCAAACTAAGTCTATCGGAGGAGTTTTTCGATTGTGTCATTAAGAACGCTCAGTTCAGTTTTTTTTAAAACATTCCAGATAGACTTGCGGCCATGAATACCGTTGTGGCTGCCCTGGTGGCAATCCTTGCAAAGCGGAATACAGATGTATTGCAGGCCTTGTTCAATATGATGGGCATCACTAGGCCCAGCCTCATTACAAACGCCACAGGGCATGGTTTTAACGGTTGCCAGGTAGCGTCTTTGGGCCGCGGTCAGCTTGTTATTCAATTAAGCAGCCTTTACCGATGCGCGCAATACCGCAGCTTTGAATAAGTAAGGTTGATCAAACTGGCTTTCCAGAATGCCCAACTCTTTGCCCTTGGCCACAATGCCGGGCCATGATTCGTGCCATTCTTTGCCGTCAACCACGCCAGGCAGGCTGACTTTTAATTCATCAGACCAGCGCTCACCACGCAACCAGGTTCCTGGATAGCATATGAACTGGCCGTCATTCTTGCGCCATTGGTCCGAGCGCATCTGCTGCCGGATAGCATCCAATAGTTCTGGCAGCGGTGGCCGGATTCCCTCAGTCTGTTTCCAGGCCTTACGGGCATCTCCCTTGGCCACACGGCGCGGGTAAACCTTCCAAAATTCTTCAAAGTCTGTCATTTTTAGTCCACCAAAGAATAAGGCCAACCAATATGGCCACGATCAAAATAAACCAAGTAAATTCAAAAAATATTTGAGATTGAATGGAATAAGGAATCATGCGTCTTTTCTTTCGCGGATGGCGCTTGCAACTTGTTCCAGTTCAATGCCGTTAAACCAGGCCATCTCGGCTACTTTGGCGCATTGTTCGCGCTCGTAATCTGCGGCTTTTTTTATTGAAGTAATTAAACGATCAGTAGCAATCTGCCTAAACTCGGCAAGCATACTGTTTGCAAACTGTTCTAGCTGCGCCTGAGACGCATACCAATTTTTTTTACTTTTTCTTAATCCAGATTTGATTGCAATTTCTTCGAGGTCATCGAGGGTCATTTGCGTTCTCCTTTTTGCAGAGAATAAATGATTAATAAATAGTTTGCAACCTAGGATTTGTTTGTTTATTTTTTTAAATAGATTACCCAAGGGGTGGAAACATCCACCTCAATCCCAGAGTTTCCTCCCAGATAACGCATGACGCAGCGATTCATTCATTAAGAGTCTTGTCCCACCACTTTCCTCTTAACTATTCCGGTCCCTCGCTGACAGGCCAGAACCCAAACACGGGGTGCAATGCTGGGTGTCTTTTATTCCGCGCAGCCGATTCAGGCCCATTGCTATCGTGCGGAGTACGGTCAGCTGGCCAATAAAAAAACCCCAAATCCTTGGGTGGTGCGGCCTGGCAGGGCATCCTTGGAATAAGTCCTCATTAAGGCAAATGACCAATTCCAAGCATTTATCGCACCACCGAAAAATTCGGGGTTCAATGCCTTAATGAGATTCCACCGGTTGCCACACCGCTGACACTCATATATTACCACGGATAGGCAAGTAGGCAAACGCCTATTTTTGGTAGGCAAACAACTATTTTTCTAGGTGTTTACCCTAGTTTTATAGGGGATTTCCCTAATTTTGATAAAAAAACACAAAAATCTGTTGATTTGGGTAAATAAACAGTTTACTATTCATTTACGGTCAACTTTCCAGACCGGACAAAAAGGAGAAACAAAATGTTTACAGCACTTAACCCAGTAGAATTTGCAGAAGTTATGTCGGTAGGCCGTCATATTCCTTCGGCATTTGAATCTAAGTCTGATTTAGAAAAAGCACTTTCACTAGATGCTGCTGGTGACCGTTATAAAGCACAAGGTAAATTAGAATCAGCTAAATTTGCATATGCCCGTGCTTTACATTATGCAATTCAAGCAGGTCTATAAATTAATCAACGGGGCCTCGGCCCCATTTATCGGAGAGAATAATATGCAAGCAATCGACATTCAAATCACTCAAATTGACCGCCTAGGTTTGTTGTTAGCACAAATTGCTGACTTGACCAAAGAGGCAGACGCAATCAAGGACCAACTCAAAGAGGCAGCAACTGCCGGCGGTCCATCCTCATACGAGGGCAATCTATATCGCGCCACCGTTGTGGCCAGCAACCGCCAGGTTGTTGATTACAAGGCCCTGATCGCTGACATCGGCGTTACCGATGAGCAGCTGCAGATGTTTACCAAAACCACCGCAGTATTTGCAGTAAAAACCGTTAGTCGTTAGTTAACCGGGGCCTCGCGCCCCATTTTTTAGGAGAATAGAGATGGATGATTTGCAAGACTTGCATCACCAGCAGCAGCTGGAACACCAGGAGCAATTAGCGCAGCCGGCTTATTGCGACTACATTGCCCACCTAACCAAAAACGCCATGAATGCGCGGGACCCGCTTGGAATCATTATGGGTGCTGGCCGTATTCATTGGGACCTCAGTCCAGAGGGCCAGTTTCTTAGCACCAAAAAACATATGTTTGTTGTTGATTGCAATAACCGTCATTACAAAATTACTGTGGAGGAATTATGAAAGACACCAAAATTAACCTTGTTGCACATCATTTAATCAGCAAGAAAAAAATAACCAGCTGGGAGGCAATTGGCCGGTATCACGCAACACGCCTAGCAGACATTATTTATGACTTAAAGGCCGAGGGTTGGGACATCTTGACCGAAATGGTCAAGGACGAAAACGGGGTTCGTTACGCTGTATACCGTTTGCTTTCAACACCTAAAAATCATCGGGTGGCAGCATGAAAAAGACTAACTTTGAGGCCAATAAATGGCAGCGCAATCTGTTTGTTAAAAAAGAATCGCCTTGGATGGAGGCCTTGGCTGCAGTTGGTTTAGTAGTGTTTTGTTTACTTTTGGCATTTATTTAATCGGAGAGATGATGAAAAATATAGCAACTGCATTAGTTAAAGCGCAAAAGGCCTTTGGGCCTGCGCTTAAATCGTCCACCAATCCACACTTCAAATCGAGGTATGCTGATCTGGCTGCCTGCGTTGAGGCCGTGATTGATGCCCTTAACGAGAATGGGATTGCTTTGCTGCAGCATTCGCATGAATGCGCAGACGGCATCATCATTGAGACCATTTTCTTGCATGAGTCCGGCGAGATGATCTCAGGCGGCAAACTCCATGTGCCAGCCACCAAGCAGGATGCCCAGGGTTACGGGTCAGCAATGACCTACGCCCGCCGGTATTCGCTGCAGGCAGCTTGTGGGATTGCTCCAGAGGACGATGACGGCAACCAGGCATCGCGCCCAGCCAAACCTAAATCAACGCGCACCAAGGCAGAAGTTGAGGCGCAAATATCTGCAACAGCAACAACCGAGCAGCTGACAGCAACTTGGAAAACATTACTGCCAGATGAGCGCGAACTGGTGCGCGAGTTTGCAACCAAACACAGCGAGAAACTAAAAGGGGACGAAAATGCGGGAGCCTAATCCATTTCAACAAGACGGGACCTGGTGGAATGACCGCCTAGGCAAACTAACTGGCTCCAGAATGGCAGCTGCCATGAACTTTTTAAAGTCTGGCAAAGAGTCAAGTGAGCGCGAGAACCTACGGTATGAGGTGGTGGCCGAGCGCATTACTAACACTTTTGCCGACAAATATATGACCGCGGATATGCAATGGGGTGTTGATCAGGAGGCCGCAGCCAAAGAGGCCTTTGAGACCCTTACGGGGTTGATGGTTAAGGATGTTGGCTTTATTGACCATCCTAGTATTCCAAACTGCGGGGTGAGCCCAGACGGCTTTGTTTCTGACGGCTGCTTGATTGAGGTCAAATGTCCCAAGACCAAAACCCATATGAAGTATGTAGCTAATCAAGTTATCCCTGTGGAATACAAGCCGCAGATGCTTTTGCAATCGGCCTGCACGGGCAAAGATGTCTGGTTTGTGTCTTATGACCCACGAATGGGCGAGGGGCGCGATTTGTTTATTAAGAAATACATCCCAACCCCAGAAGAAATCGCAGAGGTTGAGGCAGCTGCTGAGAAGTTTTTAGCAGAATGCGATGCCCTTTTTGACTTTTTTAACGATAAATCAAATTACTTTGATAAAGGAGAATTTTAATGTTAATGATTGGATTAGCCCGCTTGGGCAATGACCCAGAGGTTCGGTATACACAAGACGGCAAGGCCATTATGGATTTGTCCCTAGCGTTTTCTTATGGCCGCAAGGTTGACGGCAAGCAGCCAACCCAATGGGTAGATGGGACCATGTGGGGTGACCGCTGCGAGAAACTAAAACCGCACCTAACCAAAGGCCAACTGTTGTTTGTCAGCATGACCGAGCCCCATGTAGAAACCTATAAGCGCAAGGACGGCACCGAGGGGGTCAGTTTAAGGGCCAGGGTGGGCGAATTAGAGTTTGCCGGGCCTAAGCCTAACTCGCAGCCAGAATCGCCTCAAAGCGCCGAAAAATACCCTTCCCGGTCATATGTGCCTATTGACGATGACAACCCATTTTAGGAGAGGAAACATGAAAATGATCATAGCCGGAGTTTGTTTGTTTATTCTTAGTGGTTGCGGAATCCTGCCAGACAAGCAGGCCATGCCAGAGCAGCAGCTGGTGGTGGACGATAAAGTCCACGCCATGAGCCGTCTTGAGGTGGTTACGGCCATTCAGGATTGCCAGGTAGCCAAGACCAGGGCGGTGGTGATTTACGCAAAACGCAAAGTA